ATGAGGATAAAGCACCGTGGATAAATAATACAACGGTATTTAGTGCAAATATAGGTGCGGGAATAGCATCAGAGTTAGCACGATTAGTAACAATAGAATTTAAGTCAGAGATCAGTAATAATGACTTTTTAAATCAAGAATATCAAGCGGTTATTGACAATATTAGAAATTACACTGAATATGGAATAGCAAAAGGTGGATTAGTATTTAAACCTTATATATCAAATGGCCACGTAGAAGTTGATGTTGTCCATGCAGATATGTTCTTTCCGACTGCCTATAATTCAAGAGGAGATATAACGGGAGCAATATTACCTGAAACATTAATCAGAGGTGACTATACATACACAAGACTAGAGTATCATAACTTGGAGAATGAAGGATATGTAATCAAGAACATGGCATTTAAAAAGCAAAACTATAATCAATCAAGAATATCAATGGATAGCAGCTTAGGTCAACAAATAGACTTAACAGAAGTTGAAGAATGGGCGGGATTACAACCCGAAACATTAATTAAAAATGTAGACAAGCCTTTATTTTCTTACTTCAAGATGCCACTTGCAAATAGTGTTGATTCAACATCTCCTTTAGGGGTATCTATATTTTCAAGATTAACTAATAATATATTAAGAAAAGTTGATGAACAATATTCGAGGATAATTTGGGAATATGAAGGAACAGAACTTGCAATCGACATAGATGCAGATATGCTAAAAAAAGACGAATACGGTAATACAGTAACGCCAGTAGGAAAAGAAAGGCTATACAGAAAGTTAGATATTGATTCAACTGCAACAGGAACAAGTCAATATAATGTATTTAGTCCAACTATAAGAGATTCTAGTTTATACCATGGATATAATCAACTATTAAAGCAAGTAGAGTTCTTGACAGGATTAGCAACTGGAACAATATCCAATCAAGAAAGAGGAGTAACTACAGACGCAAAGACCGCAACAGAAATCAAGGCGGGGAAACAAAAAAGTTACCAAACTGTAGCGGATATTCAAAAATCAATGCAAAATGCTTTAGAGACTTTGGCATATGGAATGAGTGTATGGGGACAACTTGCAAACTTAGGAGTTAAATCAATAGATGTTGAAAGGGAGATTTCGTTCAGTTGGGATGATTCAATTATCGTGGATAAGGAAACGGAATTAGCGCAAATGTATTTAGATGTAACATCAAGTATTATCAAGCCAGTATACTATGTAATGAAGAGGTATGGAGTAACTCAAAAAGAAGCCGAAGAGATGATGCAAAATGAACCTTTAATACCTCCTTCACCATTCGATAACGTTCCAAAATAATAATTTGCATTATATACCAGTATAGGTTACAATAATATTAATCCGATACCCTTATAAACCCAAACCCCTTATCTCAAACCCTTAAAGCATCTTTATTAAATTATAAAGGTGCTTTTATTATTTGTTTATGATACAATGTCATAGAAGCTTCTTTTGGAGAGTTAATATAGAAAACATCATCTATTAATTAGGTGGTGTTTTTGTTTTGATAAAATATATAAAAATAATTACTAAAAGTAGTTGACATACATTAACGTTAATGATATTATAAGATTATCAGATAGATACAAATAAATTTAAAGGGGTTTTAAATATGACAAATGTAACTTTAGATATAAGAGCAAACGGAACAATAGCAGTAATAGATGGATTCAGCAAAGCAAAAACAACTAAAGGAATATTAAAAGACTTAGCTAAAGAAATGGCTAAAAGAGGATACAACGAATTAGCAAATGGAATAGAGGATAAAGATTCATTAGAAGATATGGCAACTTATGCACAATCAAACAAACCACTTGAAAGCGAAGATAATCATTACACATTTGATTTTGAAGTAGTAGAAGAGGAAAAGACTTATATTTCACATAGTTTCGTATTATAAAAATAAAGGTCAGCAGCTACCTTAAAAGCTGCAAATAATTTAAGGGGTGATATTATGGAAATTAAAAAAGACTGGAGCGGAAGAATAATAGTTAATTCAAATAAACCTTTTGGGAAACATGGTTGGAAATCAAATGGAGTACAACTTAAAGAATTAAAAAGCGGGAATTTCATAACAATAAATAAACAAAAAATAAATATAAAGGAGTTAAAACAGATAGAAGATTTTTGGAATAATTCAGAATACGTTAGTCAATTTTATTATGAACAATAATCCAAAAGAGTTGTTGTAAAATATGCAACAACTCAAATATTAATTAAGAGGTGAGGATATGAAAAGTAAATTCATAATTGAATGTGAAGCGAAAGAAGAGAAAAATTGCGTAGAAGATGCACTTGTTAACTATAAGGATTATTTAGAGGAACAAGTATCGAAAAATATATCTGCAAGGTCTGAAAAATATTATAGAGAAAGAATAGAACTAATTTCTAAAATGTTACAAGAATTTAAATAATAAGAGGTGACAGGATGCAACAATTAACACTAAAAGACATAAAAACCCTAAAGGAAGTATCAACAGAATATGACATACCAATACAGACGCTTCATAGCAGATTAAAGAACTTAATCGAAGGAGAAGATTACAAACTGTTAGGAAAACGCCAAGCGACTATATTAAGCAAAGAAGGGGTATTGAAAATAACTAATACAATATAAAGTTATGGTAATAAATGCTATAATAATTACAATTAGTAATGGAGGGGTAATGGTATGGAATGTTTTAAAGTAGAAAGAACTGATAGAGTAAGCTATGTTGAAGATTATGCAATGGTAGTAATAGCAAAAGATGAACTTCATGCAGAAAGATGTGCAAGGCTAAATAGTAGTGATTTTAGAAAGGCTAAATTAAAAGTAGCTAAAATAGATATGAATACAGAACAAGTTATATTAGTTGCTAATAGTGGTTCATAGGAGGGATAAGGAATGAATAAGCAATCTCACAGAAAGAAACAAGCCAAGAAAGACAGAAAAGCTAACAAGATATACTTCATAGGTGGACCACACAAACCGAAAGAATACAAATGCATCAGAAAAACAATAGAGTTCAATTTAAAAGATGATGGAATTAATATTGAGGTTGTTGGTGCTAAAGTTATTAATGCTAAAGAGGGGGTTATAAGATTATGAATAAAATAATATGTGATAAATGCAAAGAGGAACTAACCTTTTTAAATGCACCAATTGTAACTAAGTATTTAACTAAATATAAAGGAATTAATATTCAGTTTATTAAATGCCCTAAATGCAAAACTAAATATTTAATTGATGTTACAGACGGGGAGACAAGGGATAAACAAAGGAAGATAGGATTCATTAAAAAATTGAATAGTGTAATAATGAAACAATTAGAATATGGGTATAACGCACAGATGGATTTAGAGATAGTAGAAAATAATAGAAAAATGGAAGATATACTAAAAGAAATCAAAAAAGCAAAAGCAGAATTAAAAATTAAATATGAGGGGGAATTGTAGTGGATAAGGATAAAATAATAATTAATTCAATAGAAAAAGTATTTCAAATAACTGAATATGTAGCCTTACCAGCTAAAAAAAGATTGATTGCAATAGATGTTAACTTTGACTATACATTAATTAAAGAAGCTAATATAAGAATACCTACAGACAAAACACTATCAGAGGAAGAAATAAAAGATAAGATAATTGAGGTGTTGCAGTAATGTTTAATAAAGAAGAATTAGAACAAATAAAAGATAGCATAGAGAAAGCTATAGATTTTTATGATGTTGATTACTATGATGTTTTAGACAAAGTTAAACAACTTTTAAGGGAAGAAGGTGAGTAGATGCTTACACCTTCGCAATTAGAATCAATTCCAAACAATATAGTAGATTTATTTTCACAATTAGAAGAGTTCGTGATTTTGGACTTTAGTAGACGTTTAAAAAAAACAGCCACGATTACAAGTAGTGCAGAATGGCAGAAAAATCAAGCGGAATTATACGGAATAAGAAACATTGAAGCGAAGATTGCAGCGACATTAAACCTATCATATTCTCAAATAGAATCTTTATTCCCACAAATTGCAGCAGTATCAATTGCAGCAGAATCAGAAATATACAAAGCAGCGGGACTTAAAACAATACGATTAAATGAGAGCCAAGCCTTAAAAGATTATTTAGCATCAGCAATTAAAAATACAAAAGGTGATATAGAAAATATAACTCAAAGTATGGGTTTTGCTGAAAATGTTAATGGTCACGTTGTATATAAGCCTATAGCGAAGTTTTATCAAGAACAACTTAATATTGCTCAATTAAAGGTTCAAAGTGGGGTTAGCGACTACAATTTAGCTATAAAACAGGCGGTCAAGAAAATGACAGATTCGGGATTGCGATATGTTGATTATGAAAGTAACTGGTCAAACCAAATTGATGTTGCAACGAGGAGGGCAGTTCTTACCTCAACTCATCAAATGAATCAACAAATGATTGATTTTAATATGAATAAAATAATTGAGGATAAGAATGAGCAATATGTAGAAGTAACTGCTCATGCGGGTGCAAGAACTGGTGTGGGTGTAGGAAATCATCAAGCGTGGCAAGGAAAGGTGTATAAGGTCAATGGTAGTGATAAAGATTATCCTAATTTAGTTGAATCAACAGGGCTAGGAATGGGTGCGGGGCTTGAAGGCTATAATTGTCGCCATTCGTATGCAGTATTCATACCACAAGCAAGTATTAGAACTTATACTGATGAACAATTAAAGAATATAGACCCGCCCAATTTTGATTATAAAGGCAAGAATTATACTTGCTATGAAGCTACACAATATCAAAGGAAAATTGAAACTGCAATGAGGGCAACTAAAAGAAGCATCATAGCTTATAAAGAAAGTGGATTAGATGCAGAATTTAAAGCTTCAAGCATCAAGCTACAACAACAAAGGGCAGAATATAAACAATTCAGCAATGCAGCTAATATTCGACCTAAGAACGAGAGGGCGACCGTTCAAGGGTTCGACCGTTCTATTAGTC